GTCGAGATCCGCGCCGCTGGCCTTCGCCAACACCTGCCCCGTGGTGCCTCCGGCCGGCACGCCGACGCCCGGCGCGCCCTTGAGCCAGTCGAGGAAATCGGCCTCGGTCCCCTCGTGACCGGCGTCGAGCCAGACCTCATAGGCCGACAACCCCGGCGCCCCATCGCTGCCCGGCGGGCCAGCGTCACCCGGCGCGCCCTTGAGCCAGTCGAGGAAATCGGCCTCGGTCCCCTCGTGGCCGGCGTCAAGCCAGACCTCATAGGCCGACAACCCCGGCGCCCCATCGCTGCCAAGAGCAAACTCCAGAAGCAGGGGGTCTTCATCGATGATCTCCAGAGCGAAGTCCGACATCATTCAACCTCCAGCCAGACTTGCGGTCCGGCAATCCGTTTGCCTTCGATCGTGAAACGCAACCGGAATGTCATTTCTCGGCCATGTGGCATGGCCTCGTCCCATGTGAGGACGATCTCGCCCGACCCGGCAGCCGGCGCGGTGATCGCAGCGGTGATGTGATCGGTCAGTGCGGGGTGGGCCTGGTAGATCTCTACCATCGCGGCCGTCAGATCGACGGGTGTGCCGTCGCGCCGCGCCAGCCGGAACGGAATGGTACGGTCCGAACCCCGGTTGAACTTGTAGATCTTCACTTCGCTTCCCCTTTCTTCCCCCGGAGGCTGGTGACCAGACCGCCCGCGTCCAGCTGGTGACTGACGCTTTCCAGATGCCATTCGCCGACCAGCTCGGCCCGCAGCCCCGCAACCTTGACCGTGGCCCCTCCGAGCAAGCCGGGCTCAAATCCCGAGAGCGTGGCATCGAGCGTCATGGCCGCCCGTTCGGCGCCAGAGACTGCGGCATCGGCTGCGCGGCTTGCCTCCTCTTGGGTCGGGTAGGGGTGCCGGATCTTCTTCAGCGGCGTGCCAGACCCGACCTTGACCTTGTGCGTCACGCCCGACCGGGTGTCAGTCCATTCCGCCTCGGCCGAGCGATAGACAGCGCGCCCTTCGTAAGACCAGCTCCAGCTCTGGAAGCGGTGGCGCGGGATCTCCGGCGGGGAAAGGGTGTCGCCTGCCGCTGTCTTGCCCTCGCCTCGGCGCTGGACGACAAGCGCGCCGCCGGCAGGCTTTGCGGTGGCGTCGAGCTGCCCTGCGATCCGGCTCAGGAAGTGCAGGTTCGATTCCGCCGTCTGGGCGAGATAGTCCCAGACCTTGGCTGCCACGCTGTCCCCCACCACCGCCTTCAGGCCGCTTTCGCCTGCGATGGTCTCGGCGATGTCCTTCATGGACTTGCCTTCCCAACTCCGGGTCTTGGGTGCCCTGATCTCTCCCTTCAGGTCGGCCGCCGTCGCCGTAATCCGCATGGTCTGCACCGGGCCACCGCCCGAAATGCCATCGACCGCATAGACGCCCATGAACGCCAGCTGCTGGCCTTCGAAGCCCAGGGAAATCTCGATCCTGGCATCGGTGTCCGGAAAGGCGAGGCGCCCGTCGCGATCATCGAGTTCCAACTCCAGCCGATCGGCCTTGGTGCCGTCCTCGTCTGTGATGACCAGGCTCAGCAGCCGGTCGGCCACGACGCCCGTCCGGTCCTCTCCGTCCACCATGATGCGGAAGGCGGGCTTCATGTGCGCCCCCACAGCCGGATCTGGCCGGTCGCCACAGGATCGGCAACTACGGGCAAGGTGATCAGGACACCGGCGTCATAGATCGGCCCGAGGTCGGCCAGATGCGGGTTGGCTTCCAGGACGGCAGGAACATGGGTTTCCGAGCCGAGTTTGACCTTGCATATCGCGTCGAGCATGTCGCCCTGAATGGTGCGGTAAACCGTCATGCCGCATCGCTCCCATAGGCTTTGAGGCCGACCGAGAACTCGATCTTGCGCGGGGCACCGTCCGCGAGGAACAGCGTCTTGGTTTCTTCGACCGAAGTAATGACCCAGCGATCCCAGACCCATCCAAGCCCGTCGACCAGAATGAGCGGTTGCCCCGCATTGGCGACAAACCGCATCAATTCCACTTGCCGCAGGCCGCCTCTGAAGTGCGGGTAAATGACCCCTTGAAGGCTGATTTCATCGGTGCCGGGGCCAAGGAATTGCAGTGCCGGGTTGCGGCCGAGGCGGTCCTGTGCCTCCCACCGCCACGAGGCAGAGCGGGTGAAGGTCTGGTAGTTCGCCCGGTTCACCCCGAAGCGGAACGCGCCCAGGGCCATCATCACAACGCTCAGACCCAGATCAAGCATAGTCGGCCCCGTCGTTCAGGGCGAAACCACGTTCGCGCGCCGCTTTCTGAAGCTGGCGCACCACCTCGCGCCCTACGTCGGCCGGCGACATGCCGGGGGACGCGTTGATGGTGATCCCGCCGATGCTGAAGCTGCCACCGCGCGCGCCGCCCGCATTGCGCATCGCGCGGAGTTGGCGGTTCGAGATGACCATGCCGTCGGTGCGAGGGACGAAGTATTCCTCGCCCTCTTCCTGCCAATGGTAGGCGCGGCCAGCGCGCACCGGGCCGCCTAGCGCTCGGTCGCCCAAGACGGCCGGGTTGCCGTCCATCGCGCCGCCCATGCCGTCCGAGCCACCCCCGCCGATCGATCCGGCGGAGCCCGCACCCGTCAGCCAATCCGGCATCCAGCTCGTGGCTTGCGCCTTCATCCAGCTTCCGATGTTGCCAGCAATGGACTTCATCCCGCTCCAGATCGCGTTCATCATGTCGATGCCGATCTGCACCCAGTCGATGGCGAGGAAGGCATCGACCAGGTCTTGTGCGATCCGTGCAAAATCCCAGCTGGTCAGATAGTTCCAGAACCGCAGGGCAGCGTTCTGGATTGCGGTGAACGGGTCAAATCCGAAAGCATCGGCAATTGCCTCGCGCACGTCGTCGAAGGTCCAGCCAGTGAGATAGGTGAAGAGGCCCATTGCGGCATCCATTATCAGGACGAACGGGTTGAACTCGGAAATCAGCTTGAAAACCCCGTTCAGAAGTCCCTGATCGAATGCGGCGCGCACCCGATCAATCTTGCCTTGGAAGTAGGCGACGATGCCGTCCCAGTTTTGGTAGATGACATATGCGGCGCCCGCGATGGCGGCGATGACAAGCAGGATCGGATTGGCCAATGCCGCGCGCCCGGCGGCCAGAAGCGCCTTGCTGACCCACCGGATGGCGAGTGCAGCATGTCCGGCACCCGCTTTCATCAGCGCCCACCCGCGTGCGAGACCGCCCCGCATCAGAATGCCGATGCGCGTCAGGACACTGGTGGCGGCCGTTGCCTCACCCGCCATTCCGAAAAGGCCCCAAGCAACCAGCGCCGCCCCTCGGCCCAATTTCCAGAAACCGCCGATCAGCCCGAAGAGCGTGCCGCGCATCAAGATCGCCGCGGCAAACCAGGCCAGATTATCCCACCCGCCAAGCAGCTCCGCCGTTCGGGACAGGATCGGAAAGAGAGTGTTCCAGACCCTGTAAACGCCCTGCCCAAAGGCCCACATCGCCTCGAGCGAGGTCAGGATGACCTGCGCCAGGCGGTCGGCATAGACTTGAAGCCTGCCGTCGGCTGCCATCTGGTTCAACAGATCGAGCAGCTGCTGCATGCGTCCCTTGAGGAAGTCGAAAACGCCTGAGTCCATGACCATGACGCGGAAGCGCGACCAGTGGTCCATGATGTTGGAAATGATGCCATCCCATGTCTTCGACATGTTCTCGGACGCGCCCTTGTTGCGCTCGCCCAATGCCTCCACCAGCAGCCCAATCTCCTTGCGCCCGAGCTTGCCCTTGGAAGCCATCTCCTGAACCTCGACCGAAGTCTTGCCGAGCTTCTCGGCCAGAAGGTCCCAGACCGGAACACCGCGCTCCAGCATCTGAAGCGCTTCCTCGCTCTGCAGCTTGCCCTTCGTCCAGGACTGCCCGAGGGCCATGACAAGCCCGTCAAGCTGCTCGGCCCCGCCACCCGTCGCGGCCATGGTATCGACCAGAGCCTGAAGCGAACCGTTGGTGGGATCGACGCCGAATGCCTTCAGCCGGGCGTAGGCCGAGATCGTGTCGTTCAGTTCCAGCGGTGTGGTGGTGGCGAAGTCCTGTATCCATTTCATCGCCTTCTCAGCCCCTTCGGAGGAGCCTTCGAGGTTTTTCAACTGGACCTTGAACCGCTCCATCTCGGCCGCCGGACCGATGAAGGCGGAGGTGATTAGCCCCATGGTGCCGGCATAGCCCGCCAGCACCGCAGTTCCGCTCAGTGCGGCGCCCGTGACCGAGCCCAATCCCGAGGCCATCATCGTTGCGCCGCGGTTCACCCGCTCTGCATGACGGCGCATCCCTTCGCCACCCATCCGATCGATCAGGCGCATGGCCGCGCGAGCCGGAGCGGTCGCGCGGTCCACGAGCTTCAGGATCAGCTGGATATTCAGGTCAGCCATCGGTGTCCTCGGGTGGATTGGCGCGGACGATGGCCTTGGCCCACCACCGGGCCAATTCTTCCAGGCTCATCGGGTCCATGGCCGCGGGGGGCCAGTGGAAGACGAAGGCAATGTCAGCCATCGCCTCCTCGACATCGTCGGGCAGCTCTATTGCAGCCGGCGCTGTTCCTCCGCGACCATCTCGTCCGTCACGAAAAAACTCACCACCTCCGACGACAGCATCAAGAGATCGGCAGGGGGTAGGGCTGCGACTTCGTCGGGCAGAAGGGCGGGATCGGTGATCCGGGGCAGCAGGCGGCACATGGCGTTGACGTCCATCTGCAGCACATCGGTCAGCTTCAGACCGCGTAGAGCGCCGGTATCGGGCATGCGAAGGCCCACCGAGGTGATGGCAGTTTCACCGCGCTTGATCGGTTGCGAGAGCTTTCTGGTCTTCATCTCTTTGCCCCTCTCAAACGCCCATGGCCCTGCGGAGTTCGGCCAGCTGATCCACGCCACCGATCACGCGCCTGGCGTTGACCAGATCGATGTCGAAGATCACTTCGCCATCCAGCTCCAGCTTGTAGGTCTGCACATCCATGACGACCTTCAGTGTGGATTTCGTGCCCGGCTTCAGATCGCCCGGCTCGGAGGTTGTGATCAGGCCCGAGAGCGTGGCGATGATGGTGGAAGCGGTGAAATCCGTCGCGCTGGACATGGCCGGGCGCAGAACGAAGCGAT